GCAGGTCGCCCGCGAGCAGGATCAGCCCAATATTCGTCTTTCATTGCTTCTTCCCCATAGCACCAGCCATGAAGAAGCGTCGTTTGATCTTCAATGGTGACTAAAACGAATTTTTTCCGAGGATCTTCATTTTTTTGAACAATCAAATCGTATTTATGTTTAGAGCGTGTTTTAACGTCTATACCAGGGAGGTCGTCACTGCCACGCTTGGCTTGTGTTTCTTGATACAAAAATGATTTTAAACCTAAATGCGAAGCAACTGCCATTTCTCCTGCAGCACCAAGCAAATGAATGTCTAGTGCTTTAGTGCCTCGCCATGCACCACCATTACGGCCACGAAGCCCTTGGTCTTCATTGGTGCCCTGTCGCCTCATGCCTTCTGCCATTGCAAGCTTTCTTTCCTCATCAGAAAAAATAAATTGAATAGGGGTGGGCATAAAGAAAAGAAGATCACAATTATCTTAGCCATTGTTAGGATGAATGCAACACATTAAACATACCAATGGCAGAAAATTTTGTTGATTTGGGCCACAATGGCGATAGCATTGTGCGAGCTGATGGTTTGGTTAATGCTCTTACGGGCATGGGAACAGGCCGTGATAAAAGCCAATACACTAGCTCCACCCCCATCGTTTTCTTAACTCAAGAGGAACTGGAGAATCTTTATAGCGAATGGATTCCTAAACGTATTGTAGATATCGTGGCGGAACAATCCACCAGGAAAGGATTCAAGGTGTTGTTTGGTGGTGAAGGGGCAGCAGCAGAAGAAGTGGCTGGCATTGAGCAAGTGGTGGAAGATTTATACATCCTTGAAAATCTGGGCCTAGCCTCCAAGAATGCAAGGTTATTTGGTGGTTCTGTTATTTTGCTTTATATCGACGATGGTCGTTCAGCAGACCAGCCTGTTGATTTCCGTAATATTCGTTCAGTAGAAGGCATGGAAGTATTAGATCGTTGGCAAATTGCACCAATGATTAACGAAGATAGTTTATACGACTATTCCAAAGCCACTTATTATCAAATTATTTCTGGCGATCTTATTAGGCAACCACAATTAGTAAAAATTCATAAAGATAGGATATTGCGCTTTGATGGCGAATGGTTACCTTATCGTATCAGGCAAAGAAATTATGGCTGGGGAATGAGCACTTTACAAAGTGTTTATGATAGCTTTCGTTTCTATTCCACTGGCATCAGTTCTGCTGCAACATTATTAACAGAATTTGATATTTTTGTACATAAATTACGTGGCCTTTCTTCTATGCTGGCCGCTGGTAAAGAAAAAGATGTAAGAGATCGCTTGGTATTAAATGATATGAGTAAAAGCATCTATCGTGGTTATGCGATTGACGCAGAAAAAGAAGAGCTTGAATTTATTAGCAGAAACTTTGGTGGCATTGGTGAAATCCTAGAAAAACTTCGCATTGATATTATTGGCGCTTCACAAATTCCTCATACTATTTTATTTGGTGAAAGCCCTGGCGGCTTGGGTTCTACTGGTCGAAGTGAAGAACGTGATTTTGCTAAACATCTTGGTGATTATCAATCCACACATTACAAACGATCACTGCAGCATTTAATGAAAATTATTATGCTCAGTAAAGATGGTCCTACAAATGGAAGATTGCCTGAATCATGGCGGATTAAATTTAACGATTTGTTTGAACTAAACGAAAGAGAAAAAGCAGACGTGCGGGCGCGTGTGGCTGCTGTTGATGGTCGTTACATACAGCTAGGAGTGCTCCATCCGAAAGAAGTGGCAGATGCTCGTTATGGCGGTTCTGAATGGTCAATGGAACTCACACTTGACCCATCGCTTCCTCGTGAGCTGCCGCAGGCTACAGGGGAGATGAAAGTGCCGCCTGGTGGTCGTGATCCAATGAATGAAGAGAATGGCACCTTACCAATGGATGGCACTAGGGAAGTCGAAGATGCTGCTGGTTTATTTCTTCCTCGTGATTTAGAAGAAGTGCGTGGTGATATTACCTTCACGGATAAGGAGCTTCATGGTCGTGCTGTTGCAGCAGCTAAAAGCAAATTTAAGGTGTGGCCATCAGCTTATGCCAGTGGTTATGTGGTGCAACAGTACAAGCGGATGTACAAGGAAAAGCATGGTTCTACTAGCGGTGCCTTTAAAGGAGACGATGGTGAAATCAATGGTGATGATTTAGATAAGTGGTTTAAAGAAAAATGGGTGAGGATTGGTGCTAATGGTGAAATTATGGGGCCATGTGGTGCTCGTGAAGAAAAAGAAGGCAAACCAAAATGCCTTCCTCAAGCACAAGCACAAGCATTGAGCAAAGAAGAGCGTCAAACAATTGTGGCCCGTAAGCGTAAAGCAGATCCTGATCCTGAAAGAAAAGGCGCCGCCAAAATGGTTAGCAGCAAAGTAGATGCAATTGTGCCAATGACAGTAGAAGGTGTGATGTTGGCTGATATTGATGAGGCCGCATTTATTTCAGACGAAGATATTGAAAAAGCAATGCAACAATGGAAAGAAGAAGCACCAGCAAAATTTAAAGATTTGTTGGAAGCCGACAATGCTGAATGATTTATCAACTTTTAGCAGTGCAGTCCTGTCCAGCAGGATGGACGCTGAATGGTCTTATGACCGCAATGCTGGGCGTTATCGTGATGCTAAGGGTCGATTCTTAAGCAAAAAAGCAGTTGGTAATATTATTGATGGTCGCATCGACAAGCTTGAAGAGCAATTAAAACGTTTTACCAAGATGTTAGCTGATGGTTCCATCACGCTTGATCAATGGCAAGGCAGCGTTCGTGAAGCAATAAAAGCTGGTCACATTCAAGCTGCCACTATTGGCTATGGCGGACGCAGTGAAATGGGAAGTGCTGAATATGGCCGCATCGGCCAACGGCTACGGTCTGAATATACGTATTTACAAGGCTTTGTTCGTGATTTGATTGATGGTCGCATTTCAGCTCCCATGGCAATGGCACGTATTGGTTTATATGCACAAAGCATTCGTGGCTCATATTGGCAAGGCACTGAGATGCGGGAACAGCAAAGAGGTTTTTCTATGATGCGGCGAATATTAGATGATCAAGCCGTGCATTGCCTAGATTGCAAGCTTTATGCAGCGCGTGGCATGGTTTCTATTGGTAGTGTGCCTATGCCTGGTGTGCGTTGCGAATGTGGAGCTAGATGCAGGTGCAGTGTTGAATATTTCAGGCGGCAGGCGCCAGTGGTCCCCGTTTGATTTTGCCATTATCATCAAACAAGCTTTGTTTTTCTTGTGGCAAAAATTCTTTACTGTGGCGATGCTTTTGTTCAGACGGGGTTTGGACGAGTGGCGGCACATCTATTGCCAATACTGGCTAAGGAGCATGATTTGCATGTTTTAGCTGTAAATCATTGGGGCGATTATTGCGCTGAAGCACAAGACTATAAAGTGTATCCTGCTGGTATCCATGGTTCCGATCCATTTGGTTCCCATCGCATCGCATCAATTGTTCAACAAATCAAGCCAGACCTAATCTGGACAACAAATGATTTCTGGGTGAATTTAGGGCTATGGGAAGCTGTCAAACCATTAAAAGAAGCTTGTGGCTTCAAGTTTTATTCTTACAGCCCAATTGATTCGTATGGTATTTTTCCTGAAACCATGCACATAGCTCATGAATGGGATGGCTTTGGAGTTTATACAGAATTTGGTGCAGAAGAAGTACGCAGGGCTGGTTACGAATCGACCATTGATATTATTCCTCATGGCGTGGATCGTTCCTTGTTCTTCCCACTTGACTCTTCCGAATGCAGAAAAGAGTTAGGTGTGCCGGAAGATAATTTTATTGTTTTTAATGGCAATAGAAATCAACCACGCAAACGCATTGATATTACAATTAAAAGCTTCGTCCGTTTTGCAAAAGATAAGCCTGATGCCCGCCTATGGCTTCACATGGGACCAAAAGATATGGGCTGGGATTTAGTGCCATTATTTAAACGAGTGGCGCGTGATGAAGGTTACGATGCAACTGGCAAACTGATTTTAACTAGCCCTCATTTTGATGTAAACAATTGCCTTCCCATTGAAAAACTAAATCAAGTTTACAATGCTTGTGATATTGGTATCAACACTTGCATGGGCGAGGGCTGGGGGTTAGTTAATTTTGAACATGCTGCCACTGGTAAGGCTCAATTGGTTCCCGACCACACTAGTTTGAAAGAAATTTTTTATAACGTTCCTCGCATGAGCATTGAAAGTTGGGAAGTAGATAGAAACTATGGTTTAGATAGGGGCATTCCTTC